GGCTGTTTAGATACTTGTTTACCTGCTCTAGTTGCTTTTCGTTTAGCAGCCGTAGAACGGGCGTATTCAGAGGGCGATAGAGCTTTAATTGCTTTTTCAGGTAAGTAACGCTCGCCTGTTGCTTTCGGCCCTTGTGTACTAGGTTTACCACTTTTGGTTCGCCACTTCTGTTTACCCCAAGCCTTTAAACTCCTTTGTGGTTTTTTTAATCCGCCCATTACTTTTTATTCATCCATGCTGTTGTACCCATGTATGCTCCTACGATACCAGCGCCACTTAAATAAAATAGATTGCTAATATCTGCCAAGGCTTTAACTCTCTCAACATCTATAAAAAACATAGCTGCTGTAAATACACCCATAGCTATTAAAGTATACCTTGCCATTCTTAGTTGAGCAAGGTTTTTGCGAAGAGCTGTTTCCGTTTCTTTAATTTCTTTCATATTAGAAAGCTCTGCATCTGAAACAATACCATCGCCATCTAAGTCATATTCATTATACTTGCTTGATGATTGTAATTTCTTTTGTTTAGTTTTCATTTGTTCTTAACCGCACTGTTTAATGAATTTATAACATCATCTATATTAGGCTCTTTCTGCCAAGGATTGTAAACACATTTAAACTTCTTTGGACACCAGCTTTCGATCATCATCTCATATGTTTCATTACCACCTTTGTAAATACAAGCCATCATACCAGTTCTTGATTTAATTCTTTTGGCTAGTCTACATGTAGTATATTTTTTTTTTTAGTTTTACCCTGCCATATTTTTTGCTGCTTGGTATAGTCTTTTGGTTTATATGTATATCCATCAGCCCTAGCTTGTTTCATCCAGATACCAGCTACCAATACAGCAAAACCACCTATAATTCCTACAACCAAAAGCCATGTTACAGCCTCACCTATTTGTCTTCTTAACTGTTGTTGTTTGTAAACAGTTTCTTGTCTTTGTTTTCTTATCTGACCTTCCATCTTCAATAAGTCATCATATGCTGATGGACCATATGTCATGTTTAAAAACATTTTTAATTCGTATCTTTGTTCTTCAAGTTTCTTTTTTGCTGCATATGCAGCGAGAGCTGCTTCTTCTATAGATCCAGCTTTAAACAACTTTCCGAAAAGGGGAGGATTCTTTGCTTGTTTTTCTGCATTGTCAATATCAGAGACAGCTCCCATCCATCTACCTATGTCCCCACTCATCTGCTCTATATCTCTTGCTGCTGCAAATCCACCTTTAATAGCCTTAAATGCGCTATTGGCTACACTCATGGCAGCAGTAATTGTTAATGGGTCCATATTGTATTTTCCTTATTTGTAGCCGCCACCTGCTTTCTTATAGGCTTTAGCCATCATCTGTGCTTTTCTAGCAGACCACTGACCGGGTCTTCCGCCCTTGCCGCCTGCTTTAATTCTATTAAATATTCTTTTTCTAAGTCCGGGCTTGGTATAATTACCAGCTTCGTTAACTCTACTTTTTGTTTTACCACCTTCTTTCATTTTGGTAACATCGGCTTTATTTCTAGATTTAAACCTTTCTATGTGCATTTGAAGATTTTTAGACAACCTTTTGTTCGGATCTTTATATGACTCTATAGCCTGTTTTCTAATTTGATTTGCTTTATTTTGTCTTTTAGCAAGACCACCAGATTTCATTCCATTGGCACTTCCATCGTCTATATTCTTTGCTGTCCTCAGTATTTTTAAGTCACCAGCATCTGTTCCAGAAGATATAAATCCCCCAGATTTAAGTCTCATAGGTTGTTTCATTAAGCTCTCCTGTTTACTTTTCTAGCTTTACTAGTTCTTGCAAAAGATCTATTTATTGACTTTGGCTTCACTGCGAGATTCTTTCTCTTGTTATCTCTAGGGTTGCCATTCTTGTGAGCAACATCTTTGCCGTCACCCTTCTTGACACGACCAGCAGTTTTCATTTTAGACCTAGCAGTGTTTCTACTAGCTCTACGTTTCTTCTGATCTGTTTGCTTGTGGTAGTTATCATACTCACCACGATAGTTACGTTTTGGCATTATCCTCTACCCACTCGTATCCGTATTTGCTTTGCCACTCAATATCATTTGATATCAAAGTTTTGCATGTAATACACTGCACTTGTTTTTCTTTTGTGTCTTTTAAAGCTGTCTTACATATGGGGCAAACTTCTTGTTTTGTCATACTGCTCTTGTTTTCCCTTTTCTAGCAATTCCGTCTATCGGTCTAGATCTTTTCATCATGCCGCCTGCCATCATTTCAGTCATAGGTGTCATTCTGTTTGTCCCTGCCATTTGCTTTTTTTCTCTTTTTCTTCTTTGTTGCTTTGCAAATGCCATTGGCAGTATTCCGCCCATCCCTGACTCTGCAAGTTTCATCAATGGTTTTTTACCAACAATTGCAGGTAATAAACCTCCACCTAATATTCCACCTAAATTTTTCTTTTTTACAGGTTTCTTTTTCATACGATTACCTTTCATCTGTTGTTTCATTGTAGCTCGACTAATCAACACTTCCACCTTCTTCTAGCTTGTCTTAAACGACTATTAGGGTTCTTTGCTGCTTTAGGGAACTTTTTCATTTGACCTGCTGATCTAGCACAGAAAGACTTACGCCTCTTTGCAGCTTTGCTGCCGGGCTTTACCTTTCCTGTTACTGCTGTCTTGAGTTTAGATCCGGGATTATCTCTACGGTATTTTGCAACACCTTTTTTGGTCATACCTGCACCAGCTTTGGTGGGTCGCTTATGCCCACCGCTGATAGTGTGACCTTTCATAGTCCCTTTTTTAGCAGCCATTATGCAAAGAACACTGTCATAAATGCAAAGGTTGCAGATGTATATGATAAATAAGCACCATCAACACACACAATACCCTCTTCTGGTATTGTTACATCTCTTGATGTATTTGCTGAAGCAATACTCCTTAACTGTAACCTGCTTGTTCCAGTTGTTGAGCCTTCAAGAAAATCAAGAGTGCCTGCTGTTGCAGAATTAACAACTAATACGCCTTTAATTCTAGCTCTTCCTTTGAATATTACAGCTTTTACTGTAGTAGCTAAATGACCTATTTTTATATTAGCTGCTGGTTGAGCTGATACGGAAGCTGCTGTTACTGTTTTGAAAAACTTTGTACCAGCATGCCCAGTTGCAGAGCCTGTTAATGTAATGGTTTCACTTTGTGTGTCTCCGTTAACATCGGTCCCAGTTATTGTAACTGTTTTTCCACTATCGCCTGTTCCAGTAGTTGTAACATTTATTAACTGACCACCAGTAAAGGTTGCAACACCCCCACTTGCATCTGCTCCATTTATTGTAGCATCTGTGTTTGGTCTTTCAGCAGTTGTAATAGAATCATCATCTGCAGCATTGTCATCGGCTGTTATCATTATGGAATTTATGTCAGAACGACCTGCCATTTAAATCTCCTTATAAATGAAGGGGCGTAGCCCCCTATGATTAAGCCTCATACCCTATTAATTCAATTAATAGTTTACCTGCAGTATAGTCTGCGTCTGTTGTTGCGCCTAATGTTAAGTATAAAAACTCATCTGCAGCAGGCAATCCAGTAAAGTAAACCTTGGTGCCTAATGCAGCATCACCAGCATTAACAAGAAGCGTTTCTGTTAAATCAGAAATAGCACCATCTTCTACACCAGTACCTTCTGTGGCAGAGTGTACGTTGATGTCAGGATCGCCTCCTGCAGGTGCTTCAAAACATTCCATGCTACCAGCAATGATTGTTCCATTTTCTGCTGCTGTAATCTGTCCTATATGACAAACTTCAGATGTACCATTAATACCAATGATATCACCATTTGCTGTTGATCTTAGTCCAGTTAGGTCAATTAATATTCTTGTTGTAATAATTCCGCCTTCTCTTATTACAGAGCTTCTATAAATGGTTCCAGTACCACCTGTGATACCAGCGCCTGCTTCTGTTCCAAGTTTATTAGCATCTAAAGATGCAAATCCACTAGAATTAATACTTGATTGAGTTGTGATTGTTCCAGTTGTAGCGTTCTTGCTTATAGTGGTGAAACCACCCTCAGAACGGACTGGACCTGAGAAAGTTGTATTAGCCATGTATAATCTCCTTGTCGTGGCAAATGTCT